AAAATTTCTTTTCCACATTTTATAATGTCACCTATTCTAACATCTGCATAATCTGAAATTCTATGATGTACGTTTGATTCGTGGGCTGAAATCTTGATATTAATATAATTCATTGTAGTATCATAAACACCAGCTCCCCCTGCATCAACATTATCTGTAGCTACTTCAGGTGACTCTCTCCTAATAATATTAGGATATGCATATGCCATTTGACCTGACATTCTAGTAGCAGTATCTTCTGAGTAAGAAACTGACCCACCAGTATAATCTTCGTTTACAATGTAATCACCAACTCTTGCTACAGCTACCGCCAGACTACTTCCCATACCAGAATGAACACTACAATAATAATATAATGTTTTAGCTATGTTTGCTGTAAGTATCTCAATGTATGCTCCTGCATTTCCTTGAGTGCCAGAAACTGTTACACCAGTAGTATATTCTAGTCCCGAAACAACTCTTGAAGTGATTGATAGATTACTTCCCATATTAGAGTGGTTACCACAATAGTAATGTAGAGTTGCTGAAGTATTTTGTGTAAGTATTTCAACATAAGCTCCTGTACTACCAGCTGAACCATAGGTTGTAACTCCTGTAGTATATTCTGCACCACCACCATGTGTACCATTTGATGTTACTGAAAATTTAAAAGGATGACTAGAAATAGAACTATCACTTAAATCAAAACGATATAATCTAGCTCCTTGAATTGATAATGTAGGTCTTGCAACCCCATCGATAAGATAGATGTTTCCTGTAGATCCTGCAAGATTTGTACCAGAGGCTACTGTAACAACGTAATCAACTCTAGACACATCAGAACCAGAATGGGAACCATCTGAAGTTTCAGAAAATTTAAACGGATGTGAAGCAACCGAACTATCACTTAAATCAAAACGATATAATCTAGCTCCTAGAAGTGGAAGTGCAGCTCTAATTGAACCATCTATATAAAACGCACCACCTGAGGCGGTTACTGCATAATCTATACGACTTAATACTTCTGGTTCTTGTATTAGTAAATCACCAGTATCACCACCCGAACCTGTTTCTAATAATATTTGATTTTCTCCTATAGTATCTGCAGCTGTATATTCAGTTGGTGGTGTAGCCCACATATACTTAATTGCATTTGATTGTCTTGGGCCCAAACCATATCTATCTCTTTGATTGGGTGACCATCCACCATAAATTGGGTGAACAGCAACATCTGCATGAGACCTTAATGTAACATCTCTGGTAGAATTATCAAAAGGTGATATTAATGTTGCTTTGGCTCCAGAAGATAATATAGCTGGAGTGGTATAACTGTTTGGAACAGTGATAGTAAATTTATCATCGGATACAATGCCTAGTATTTCATAAACCCCATTCCACCCTGCGGTTGAAACTCCTATAATTGATATTTGTTCTCCGGCAGAGGCTCCATGAGGGCCATTTGTTTCGATTGTTCCAGTAGTACCAACTCTTGTAATAACTTCTAGTGGAACACTCAACCCTACTTCGTGTCCAACATGATAACCACGTTTCAAAGTACCAAATTTGTGATTTGAAGTTCCCTTCATTTCTGTAGAACCTAATAGAGTTGTTCCATCAGATTCCGTACCAAGTCTTCTACCAACAATTGTAGTAAGGACTGCTTCAAAGAGACTTGCAAGTTCTGGTGTATCTGTGAGTACTCCTGAAACTGGAACAGTAAGTCTTGCAGCTACTTTGTTAGTAATACTAACCTCACCAAACATTGCAAAACCAGCCGGGTGAACTGCTTTCTTAATTTGACTTCTCCAATCTGCAATGGCTGCACCAACCCGAACTACATATGAAAAATCTTGATAATAAAATGAATCTTGAATTCTCATTAAGGATTCACTAATCTTACCTTTATCATTTAAGAACGAACCAGCAGTAACACCGATTGTACCAATTGTAGACCCTAAAGAACCCTGTGCTATTTCTGCAACTATAGCGTAGTTTGTTGAAGCACCCCTAGTGAGTATTTCTGCTTTACTGAAAGTTCCTAGAGTAACATTGACTGTGAGTATTTGTCTGGAGTTATCCCATGCGGCTATAATACCTCTTGCTGAAGAGGTTTGTCCTATGATTGTATCTCCTACAGAAAATGCAGTAGTTGTAGTAATGTTTGGTGGTTCAGCTAAATTAACATTCCTAGTAAGTAAAACTTTGATAGGTACTGAAATTGATGGTACAGTAGAATAACCAGTACCAAACTGAGAAACTTCTACTCCTGCAATAGAACCAATTCCTGAAGATGACCATGCAAGATATGTAGCACCGATTCCAAGTTGAGTTACATTAGTAATGGTTGCAAATCCTAATGTCGAACTTCCTGTGATAACTTCATTTGCATTAAAAGTTCCTACGACATTAGATAAAGTTGCAACTCCAGTATTAGATAAAGTGGCCAATGTTGCAGAACCACCAGATACATTAGTAATTTGTTCACCAGCTGCAAACTTAGAAAATGTAGTTAGTGCAGTAGTACTCCAAGTTATTCTAAAACTAGTTGGTTTAACAGTAGGGAATACTTCATAACCAGAACCCCTACTAAACATTGCTATGTTAACGACTTGTCCAATTTCATTTGCTAAGTTAAGACCACCACCAGTAGTTGTGGGATAATTTTCAGCATTATTTGTTAGTGTACCAGATTCAATTTGCATTTGATTTCCAGTATATGCATCCGTAGATTCTGTCCCATCTTCATATACAATATGGTCAAATACTCTCATACCATAAGCTGAAATATCCCCCACCTCTGGAGCAATAGCACCGTCCACACAAGATACAATAGCTGATGCACCAGCACCTTCAGTATTGAGATTATTAAAGTATACAGAATCCCCTACTGCATATCCTGTGCCTGGATTATCAATAATAATTTGATCTATTTCTCCTGCACCAACATCAACAATACTAATTACTGAGTCCTTACCAGTTACACTTGATACTGCAACTGTATCAGCTGTAGTATAACCAATACCACCAGAAACTACATTTGCAGAAACTAGAATAGACTGTACTGTAGCTGAAACTGATATATCTGCATTTTTATTATCGATACCAGAGATTTCAGCCCCTGCAATAAACGTACCATTTATAGAATCACTACTTAATATTAATTGGTATACTGTAGTCTCTCCTTCTTGTAACTCAAGTACACCTTCGATATTAACTGTAGCTGCAAGAGCATCTAAACCAATATCAACAGTTTGTGTTATAGTTTGTCCTAGTAAATTTGCAGGATTATTTTCTGTGGCAACAACTCTAAGTACAGTATCCGATGACCAATCACCAGCAGAAACTTTAAGAAGATTATCAGTAGGATAAAAAAGTTCTGGTGTCTCTGCGAACATCAAACGGAAAAAAGTTTCATGTCCTTTCTTTGTACCTTTTGCACGATACAAATCTCTAACACTCTTAATTAGTTTTCGTTTAGATACGCCGGAGGCTAAAGTTGTAGGTACGGCAGTGAGGTAGGTATTTCTGAATTGGTCTAGGAAGTCAGTAATGGTATCATCAACATCAACATACTCTAAGAGTTGTTGAATATTCTGAACTGGATTTCCTTGATACTTTGCGATAGTGGCTTTTGCACCAGATACACTACCGACAATTAATTCACCAACTTGTAAGAATCTATTTTGTTCAACGTAAAGACAACCACTTGCATTATCTTCTGCAAGAACTTCAACAACAGCTCCAGAGATTTGACCAGTAACATTTTCACCCTTTATGAAAGCTCCGAATACAGAATCCTCATAGATAAATTTAGAACCATCAAACTCATTGACCATAAAGTTGTCAGTAAGTTTATTTTCTAAAAGAATCTGATCTGTCTGTTGAACATTTGTGAGAGAGATTTTTGAAGCTTCAAGAAACTGGTAATATAGTTTTAGGAACTCTACAAAGACAGGATGATCCGCCTTTACAAACTCTGGAAACTTATCTTCTATAAACGATGAAATTTTTTCATCTAAAAATGTACTTGACATATTTTATGTTGTGTATTTACTTCCTACTGAAGATGTTGAACTTGTCGTTGTGTATCCCACTCCTGCTGTTGCACTACCAGCTGCAAACTCATCAACTTCTGTATTCACTGAGGTAGCCACTGTATCTATTTCAATGACTTGATTCCTTACAGGAATGACATCATTAGAATCTGGTTTGACAGTAATATCAATTGTAGTATTACCATTAGTTGTAGTGGTCACATTAAGTGCTGTTAATACTAGTTGACCAGTAGTATATGTAATAGTTCCTGCGGATGCGTTTGTGATAGTCTTAGTGACTCCACCTAGTAGATAAAAAGTTCTAAGGTTACCACTTCCATCATCATCAATAAATTGTTCATTGGTATTTCCTGCCAAATAAAATCCTGTAGACTCCACTACTGTTTGTGACCAAAGGGCAGCTGGATGGTAAGCGGCATTATTAAAACTAACAGTATATTTTGTTATTGCATTTAATGTGGGTGTAATAATTCTTTTCAGTTTCAAAGTTGCAGTACTAGATAATATAGCAGTATCAGTATCATCAACAGTTTTTACAAAATTAGAATGTCTGAAAACACTATCGAACTTTTGTAGGTTGTTAGTATTGAATTGTGTTATTGTAGTTTCAACTAATGCATTAATATCTGATTTGCTTTTTTCTGTCAAAGTAGGATTATATCTATTGGTTACATTCATAACTATGAATAAAATTTCTGGATCAACTATCTCTGGTACTATAGAGGCTACGTTATAATTTTTCAGACTTGAAATAATTAAGTTCTTTGTAGTGGTAGTTAAAGACAGTCCTGAGTTTGGTCTGATTGCAATAAAAACTTTTCCGTATATTGGTGGATCATTATCTTCACCACCCCACACTTGAATAGATTTAATATTAGAATATACTGAAGGGACAATCGCTTTATAATCATCTGGTGTTACTGCACGACCTTGAGCTGCATACTTCAATGGTGCATTAAATTTAATAGAGTCTACACTCTCTGCATCACCACCACCTGAAGCACTTCCTGTGGCCAATGTTGTAATGTTTGTGTAACCACCGATATTAGAAGCTGCAGTAAATACACTTGCACCATCAGCAAGACTACCATTGGTAACCACATATTTTAGAGTAACTATGTTACCATCAATAGGTTTCTTTCCAGTAATACCATCACCAAAATAAACTTCGTATTGTCCATCTTCTATCTCTTGTAGAAAATAGTTAAGGGAAGTTGATTTCAATAATGCATAATCAGTATTGAGTGTGTATGTTTCTGAAGTAACATCACTTGCAGAAGCTTGAACTGTAACTACCAACGTAGATGTATCGGCTGAGTTTGAAGGGATAACAAATCTCTGTTCTAGATTAGAAGTGTTTACTGTGTATGTGTAATCTATTCTTGTACCTTCATATATGGACACATCACTAAATACAAAGATTCCAGTATCGGATGTTGCAGTATGATCTGAGATAGTTACGAACTGATATGATGTTCCATTTATACTTGTGGTAAAAATAGTTCCGGCAGCCATCACTACTGACAACTGAGATATGGGAACATCATATACTGTAATGGTTACAATTGCATATGGGGATTTGGTTGATGTGGGTAAGTATCCTAATGACTTTGCATGGGATACAGCACTATCTCTTGTCAATGCAGTATCGATAAACATTTCGTTTGCAAGCATATTTGCATGAAATGCCAAATAATGAGTATTGTATGCTAAAAGATCCATGAGGACTGACATACCAGAACCCTCAAAATTATAATCTGTGAATTCTTTTTGTTGAGAAAGAAATGTTTTAAAATTAGCTTTGACCGAATCAAAATCTAGGTCTGTAATTTCTAATCTTCCTTTTGAGTTTATAGCCATGTTATCTTACCGATTCTAAAAGTGTTTGAAATTCCTGAAGTTCTGCTGGCATATTCTCTACATAAAAGTAAACCCGAACATCATAGGTGTTTGTATCTGGAACAGGAAATGCTTCTACCGACTCAACTCTAGCTCTTGGTTCAAAGTTAACTATTGTTTCTTCGACAGAACGTGAAATCTGGTTTCCTGTTATTGGCCCAAAGTTTTCAAATAGTAATGAGGGAATATTAGAACCTATCTCTGGATGAAATGGCCGGTCATAGTGGTTAGTTAAAAGTAAATTACGAATAGACCTCTTGATACAATTAACATCCGTAACTTTATTAACATCTCCTGTAACTGGATTTGCAGAAAAGTTCAAGTTTAAATCTTTGTATATTCTACTTGAATTCTTTTCATTCTGTCTTGAAGCATCCCAGGCCATAATTGTCTATATGTTTGAAAGTTGTTTAGTCTCACTATCCACATCATCTTCACCAATCTTAAACCAGTATTGGGTAACTGCACCAATGACTGCCGTAAAACTTCCAACTAGGATATTTACAATATCTCTATAAGTCTCAGCTACTTGCTGAAAAAATAAAATGTAAAGTAGTATTAGGAATATAGAAAAAACTATAGTTGATAATATAAACCTTATAAGTATCTTCCATTTCTTTCGTGTCTCTACAGCCTTGAGTTTAAATAAATGTATCTCTGTTTCAGCATCCATATCATTTTTTTTGTTTGTCATTATTAAGCTCCTGCCCCAGCACCTACTGTCTTAGCTCCACCGACTATCTTACAACCACAATCTAATGCATCTCCGATTCTTGCAACTTTTCTAAATACACCATCATCACATTTTACTAATGATGTTGGAGAACCTTGTATAATCTTTCCACCCAAAGGGTTAAGATTACCACCTAATGTTGGAGATGGAGTTGGTGAAGTGTGGGGCCCACAATAGGCATCTACTGTCAACATAGGTTTACCCTCAATCTGTGCTTTTTGACACAAAGATGAGCCTGGTAAAAATATTGCTGGGGGATATGAACCATGTCCTGTTGTCATATCACCTTCTCTTGCCATTGATCCTGCCATATTATGTTTGCCACTCCGATAGTTCTGGAACTTTTGTTAGAGCACTATATGCATCTTGATATTTTTGCATATAAGTTTCCCTATCATTACTGTAATTATTTATAACACCTATCTTAAAGTCTAATTCTTGTGGTGCGATTGGTGAGGGGCCATCAAGAAAATCATTTAGGAAAAACTTTAAAGTAAAAGTAATATAAAAGATTCCCGGCCCTCCCTTTACAGTATTGCCATAACCAGAACTTCTTGCCAACCCAAAGTCTGAACCATCAAAGTTAGGTGGTTTATCTGTAGGTGTCCAAGGCACTACCCAATCATCTAATTCTTTTACTGGGCCAGTTATTGTTACAGTAGTCACAGATGCTCCAACTCCTGCAACTACTCCAGAAATTGGCCCAGCTACTGTAATCTTAACATCTGGAAAGATTGTAAATGTTCCTGCACTGGTATTATTAGCTGCAGTACCAATACCAGATAATGATTCACTCTTTCCTGTAGCTGGAACAGTCCATGTGGGGGGTATTGATATATTAGTAATAGAAACCATTGGCCCAGCATCCGTTTCCAGACCATCATTAGGGGGAGGTGCAGCTGCAATAAGAGGAACTGCAACATTTTCTGTACAAGTCATAATTTCTGTCATAGTGAAAGTATTACTTGTCGCACTTCCTATATTTTCTTTTCCACCTCCAGAACTTGAACCTGCATTTGTCAAGGTAGCACCAGCCGCTGGTAATACGGTCATACTGTGTCCTGCGGCTCCTAATAGTCTAGCTGGCATTAGTTGAAACTGATAGAAGAACCACCGACTGTCATTGCACCAGAGGCCTTGATAGAACCAAGCGCTCCAATAGTAGTGGTAAGATTAATTGTATAGTCTTGTGTAACATTTAGAGTTACAGATTCAGTCAATTTTCCTGTTATAGCACTCTCTACATTTCCTGTTATTGATATTGTATCACCCGATGCTGATATAGTAGTCTTTCTACCTTTTGCAAATAGTTCTGTAACTAATCCCCCAGCCTTCCAATCAGAAGTACCACCTACTGTTAGGGATTGATCGCCGACAACATAGGTGTGCATATCACCACGAATAACTTGTGTAAAATCTTTGAGACAATCCAATCTCATATTACCTTTTGGATCAATCTCTACATACGTTCCTGTTTTGTGATATACTGTGATTCGTTCATTACCCTCAGTATCATCCATCTCTATGACATGACCCGATTCGGTTTCCATGACATGGTTGAATGGATACTTAGCCTTGTCACCAGTAGGTTTCCATGTAGAACCTTTTAGTGAAGTACTTGCTGCGGTTGACCACATTGTAGTTGAATCAGAAATTGTTCTTGCAATGTGACCTAGATGAGTTGCAGCCGATTCCTGACCCAAAAGATTAGTGTCTGGTTTGGTAAGGTATAGTGTAGATGGATATTTATTATTTGGATCTTTGAAACCACCACCTTTTTGTGGAGAGGAAAACCCACCCATTATACTACTAGCTGCGACAGTAGTATCAGAAGTCTCAACCGAATTAACGCCAGGCAATGCACCCATGATAACAGGCTCCTGTTGTGCAGGATCACGAAAGAATCCGACAACCCATGTACCCTCAACAAGAAAGTGTGGAGAGAAACCAAT